AAAAAGTTTTATAGCTATTAGCTCTATTAGTTTAATGTTATTCACTGTTGGCTGTGCCGATACAGAAAGTCCGAATATAGAAGATATTCAAGATACAAAAATAGAAACAAACGAAACCGTGGTAAAAAAAGAAAATCTAGAAATAGTTAAGCAAAGTGTTGAAGAAATGGTAGAAGGCGTAGAGGAATTTGAGGTTTCGATAGTAGGAAATGATGTCATGCTAGTGTATTATCAAGAAGAAGGAACTACAGAGCATGCTATAAGCAATGGCGAATGGGAGGAACTAGTTGAAAGCGGAATGAAAATCTCTAATAATGTTATAAATGCGATAAAAGAGGCTGGAGAAGGTTTTGAAAGTATAAATTTTAAACTATGTTACAAAGAAGATAAAAAAGACAACTTAATAATTTATAATAATCAAATAGTTTATAATAAAGCTAACTACTGTGAAATGGAAACTATTCTAATAGAATTAGATACAAATAAGCAATATGATAAAATTAATACTAGAAATGACTTAGAAAAATATTTAGAAGGTGACAATGTGGAATTACTTGGTAAAGTTTGGGGAAAAACTAAGAATGGTACAATGGGTATTAAATTCCAACTCGATACTGATAAAGAAAAAGGATATTCCATAGAAGTTAACACACCTAGTGAAGGAATGGAAGATTTAAAAGAAGGTGATGTGGTAAGAGTACAAGGCGTTTACAGAGGTATTCAGTCATGGAGTTTAAATGAAAAAGGTGAAAACTACGGAGCTTATCAAATAAATGCGATGAATATTTATGTAATAGAAAAATAAAAAAAGAGGGCATTTAGCCCTCTATATTTTTTGCACATATTTACTTGATATATTAATCCAGCCTACGCCACTTTTTAGTTTTCCCCAACCATCTTTAGTTTCTACTATTGTATAAACTTCATTTTGTTTAATAGTCGTGACCACAGGATATGTAGTACCTACACCTTTACGAACGTTTAAAGAGTCGACTATTATTTTAACTTTAAAGTCATTACTAGGGGCGGATGGTTTAGCATTTGTACTAGTAGTTAATTGTTCTTTAAACCAATTCCAAGTATAACCGTATTTTCCTTCTATAAGCCATGCTGGGCAGTGCTTACCGCTCCAGTCTTTATGGCGTTTTACCTTGCTAATATCGAACTTATGATAAGCCATTAATACTTTCACTAGGGCAATTGCGTTATCGTAAGCCATTTTTTGTTTATTAGCATCATTATACATACATATTTCTATTCCGATGCTAGTGTTATTACCTGCCGACGTACCTGCGTGATAGCATTTGTAGTTAGTTGACTGTGCTTGGTATATTTCATCATATCCGACAGTAAAATGCCAACTAGCAATTCTGGCACCACTACGGTTAATATTTTTCATGTAGTTATGATTATTTTTAGCACTAGCACCTATGTTGCCTGTATTATGAATAGTAATGCTAGTAGGCGCTATTCTTGTATTAGGGATGCAGTGTCCTTTGGGCACTATATCTACTATTACTTTTGCATTTCCAATTTTGGTTTCGTTTAATCTATTATTTAACATTCTCATTCTCCTTTCTAAAATAAATTAAATATAAAAGTTAGCATGGCACTAAATAAAGCTAGTCCCATGCTAACATAGACACTTGTCATTTGTTTCTTAGTATCATTCATTTGATTTCTTACAAATTGTTCCATTGTGTCGTTTCTTCTTTCTAGTGATTTTATAGTTCGGTCATGTTCCCTATTTTGTGCCTCTAGTGCATCAATTCTAGCATTTAGCTTTTGCTCGTCTATATTGTCTAGTTTTGCTTTTACATAAGCCATATCTGATAACAATTGTAATAATATATCTTGCACCTTGTTATCATCCATTATTTATTAACCTTCTTTATTTGTACTTTATCCATACCTTTAGTAGAGTTATCATTCCAAATTCCAAGTAATGCAGTAACTACTGCAACTACTGATACAGGGTTATTGACTATTCCTAGAAGAGCTTCTCCCAATAATTTCCAACTGGTAAGTTGGTTAAAATCAACCCCACTAGCGGAAAATATTAAAGCAATTACCGATAACCAAAAGTATGGATTTTTAAATTTCGTATCTATATTTATTTTCATTCTATTTCTCCTTTCATAAAAAAATAGGCACGAAAACTCGTGCCATGTTACTTCGCAATATAAATCTATTATACATTTATAGTTCCTGTAGAATCTCTAAATGTATTAGCTTCAATCTCTATAAGTGTCGTATCTATCTTATAGGTTGCAATAGGAATTTCGTGCCCATCTTTTTCATTGTCTATAAAATCCCTACCATTAAGGATAATATAATTATCATAGACATCTATTATATAACCTTCACTTTCTGCATAGACAGATGATAATGTACCATCTACCTTATCTCTAGGAACAGACAGAGAAGGAACATGAACACTCCTATAACCCATATCACTTAAATAATTCGCTTTTTTATCAATCTCTTGTAAATAAAGTTTTAAATGCGAATGTCCATGAAACAATATAGTATTCTTATAATGTTTTAGCAGTTCAATATAAGCTTGCCCAATAGCCCCATCAGTTTCAGACCAATTTTTATTATTATAATATCTCCCAGCATCTCCAACTCCACTTTCATAAGGATACACGTGATTAAAGACAAAACAACGTTTATTACGGTTTTCCTCTAGTGTTTCATAAAGCCATTGTAACTGTTTAGTTGATATAAATTCTGAACTAAGCCACCCTATTCCATCTCCTTTATATGGACCATAATGTCCCATCATTATAAATACATCATCACCCTGTTCAAATGCATAATACAGCGGATGCCCTGTATATGTAATCATTCTGTCGTCTGTCATATATCCCCAAATAGTTTCATGGTTTCCAGAAATTGCATAAACAGGCTTTGAATAACTATCAACTATATCTTTGTAGGCTTGCATTTCTTCATCTGTTCCGTTACCCGTCAAATCACCCAACGCAATAGTGAATAGACAATCTGAATTGTCAGCATAATCTAAGGCTCTTTGGAGGTCCTCCGAAGCTGTATTATAAGAAACATGAATGTCTGATATAAGCTCAAAGCTATAATTTGCAACTGACCTTAATTGCCTTAATCCTTCTAGTTTTACATAGCCCATATACTCATTTTCTGAATTAAAAATTAAAATTCTATCGGCTCCTTTAGGGGCTATATTTTCTTTTATAAAAGAGCTCCTTGCTTTTTTCATAAATAAGCCTCCTATTCTACTATTTCTTCGTCTACGGTAACTATCGAATTATCGTCGATGCGAGGACTACAGAATCTAATATATTTAATAGTGGAATATCCAAGGTGTGTAGCATTTTTAAGTTGCTTTAATGTTACAACTCCATTTTCGTCAGTTGAATCTACCATAGTATAAAGAGCAACACCATTACCTTCTAGTTTAGTAAAGTTTGCATCATATCCAACTATTGATGCAGTAGTATCACCATCAACTACTTCTATATTTTTCAGTCTTATAACAGAGGTATTTGAATTAACTTTAATAAAACCAGTACATTCATAGTCGGCTTGTTCTCTTTCAGTACCACTACTTATACTTATTCTATACCCAGTTTTCCAACCTTGACCTCCATTATATGGAGAACCGTCAGCATCAACAGATAAAGGTATTTGGTTTGTATATATAGCGCCAAAACTTAATTTGCCTATATCAATTATAGTCCCATCTTCCATTTCATATTTAATTGTATATACACCAGCTGCCAATGACCCGCTTAATACAATTTCATTATTATCACCAATATAACCTACTACATCGCCAGCAACTTCCTGCGCGAGCATTTCTATACCTATACCTTGAGGTGACCCAGCGTTAAACAAGTATAAGAGTCCATCTTGTATTCCTAGAGTTAAGTCCCCTATTGAATTCTCTGCATCGTTCTCTATATAACTTATCACACCTTCAATTTCTGTCGCATTACGCTCTATTGATGTCGCATTTTGTGCCAATTGCGAATCAATTCCGTCTAATCTATCGCCTAATTTTGAGTATGAAGTCCCATCACTTTTTGCTCTTGCATCTACTATTTCCGCATTAGAATTTCCTGCATTTATCACTAGTTGGTCGAAAGTATTTTCTAAATCTACTTGCCTACCTGTAGTATTTTCTACTTCTTTATTTATTGCATCTATTCCATCATGGATAGAATCTCGGACATCACGTCCCAATAAAGCATTTTTAATATTTTCCAGTTCTTTTTTTATATCAGCCATTTTCTCACCTCTATTAAAAATATTTTATATCTTTTGTTATGCTTTTTGTTTTAATTCTTTAGTCTCTAAATCAACATAGTAGTTTTTAAAGTTATGTATAACTTCTAGATTATCTTCTATATTGATATAATCATATATTTGCTCATATATACTAGCCTTTTCTTCGCCCCATACTTCCCTTAACGTTAAAGGTTTTTCACAAGTCATTATTGGAGGGACTAGTTCTCCATTGGCTTTCAAATAAGATATAAACATTTTAACCTCCTATGCTAATATTGTGTATTGTATCGCCATAGTACCATCTATTTTTTGAGTATAGTCTACAACGTTTAAGCCTGTTTTAAATGTTTTTAATATAAATGATGTTGCTGTTTTTGATTCAACATAAAGGCATAATTGTTGCGTTGCTATATTCGCCCAATCATCTCCAAAAGTATATGACCTACACGTAACCATTACCCCATAGTCGGTACCCTTACCTGATATTTCTGAAGGTAATGGAATAGTAACTTCATCCCAAGAACCCATAATTACTTCACCTGTATATGTGTAATAAAAATAAAATCTATTTGAATCTGATGTATACCTTTTAAGACCATTTGCATCCGCTTGCGTATAACTACCATCTGAGTGATTCCACTTCGAGTAACTCGGTGCATGACAAGCGGTAGTGTCGCCATTAGAATTACCAATAGTAAAATTAGTACCATCAAAAGTATAGTTAGTACCACTCAATTTACCATCAATAGATAAACCCCAACTTGTTGCATTTTGTGTAACAACGGTTTGCAGTTCATCATTACCAACTTTTGAGGAGATTTCTTCGGCAGTTACTTTTATTTCACTTTGTAAACCTTCGATTTCCTCTGTGAATTTAATGTCCATTTCTTCGGCAGTTACCTCAATAGATGATATGTATTCATATTGTTCATCAAAACTTTTTTGAACTTCTATTTTAAAACCATCTACAGACTGCTCGAAAGAAGATTGCCTTTCTATTGTTTTTTCTATTTCTTGCATAATTTGCTTTTTTTCACTAAGGTTATGATTTTCTAAATCTTGTTCAAAGTCCCCAAGTGTTATGCTAGCATCCTGTGGGTTTTCGATTGAAAAATTTTTACTGATAATCCTTACAATGCACTCTATCCCTAAAAGTGGATTTTTTACAAAATATGAATTACCAACCTTAAAACTTTCAATATCTAAACCTATCAAGCTAAGGTCTACTGCATTAATTTCGTTACTTATTTGTATCTTTTGTCCTATTAAAAAATCTTGTGCTTTTTTTAATAAATTTGTAGGGTTGGTAACATCCTCCCAAATTTTAACACAAGTCTTTTCCCCAAAATCTGTAATTAACTCTGTATCCTCTACATAAATGGCGCCATTATTAACTTCCTCTACTGTCATTCTATGTCCTGTTTCGACTTCTTGTCCTTCGCTATTTACGGTCTTTAATTTTGCACCTAAAGGCAATACTCTAGCATAGCATTCACTATATTCCTTATTTTCTGTTAAGGACTGCATATTGTGACCTAGTGTAATTTCGGTTTTACTAAGTTTACCTATTTGATGTAAATAGTCTAAATACATTTTTCCGTTTTCGTGACGCACCTGTAGTTCTCCACCTAATTTATCTAATAAATCACTTTTAATATTTCCCCATGTGGTATCGTAACTAAGGTATCTATATAAACTATCATTCTTGTCCAAATCTTCAACTATCCCTAAAAAGAATTGTTTGTCCGATTCGACTAAAGAATTGTGTTGTTTTAATAATAATTCTAAAAAACTTGATACAGTAACGTTGTGATATTCTCCATATAATTGAACCGAGTCATATAAATACCCTAACTCGCTTTCACATACAAAATTTTTGCAAATCAATCCGGAACTTTCAAGGCTTGAAGTTTGTAAAATTACACGCCCTCTAAATTCATACTCATTTGTTTTGCTATTAAGTACTGTAATATAAGTTCTATAAGGGATAATTTGATTGTATCCTATATTGTTCGGATAAATAGTAAATTCAAAACTATCTATCGTATTTATTCCTTGTCGAATAGTTCCTTCTATCCTATTCTCTGTTCTTGTTGATAATTCATTTATTAAATATTCTACTCCATCCGTTTTTATAGTTACTAGATACAATCAAATCACCTCACTATTAAAATAAATTTCTACAGTCCCATTTCCTACTAATTTAAAAGCATTATTCCCCGGTACTAATCTAATATTAGATAATCTGTTATCCCCTTTTTCTAGAATATATTCAATATTATTGAAAATTATTTTCAATCCCGAAACACTTGATTTTATTAATGGTATTTCACTAACTAACCCATTATTGTATATTGTAAACTCTTCAGCCCCGCTTACAGTAAAGGTTCTTTCTTGTAAAACATCTAGCTCAAAATTGAAAGTATCCCAAAGATTATCACCTTCGAACTCGTCTTTAATTTTGAAGGGTTGAGCCTTAAAAGTAACTTCAATAAAGGAATACTCGCGTTCGTCAGATTCACGTATACTTACGCATTCGGCTAAAAAATAGTAACCTTCTATAGCAGAGTCGTATAGTTTCATTTCTCCGCACCCCATTAACCACTTATAGATACGTATTTTTTTTAAATTCAAGTCTTCAACACTATTCCCGATAATGTCAAAGCTATAAACTAATTCTCTCTCATTAAAAGTACTTTCCCCGAATAAATTAGAAAAATTATAAGAACCATTCATAAATGGAATATCTACTCTAACTTGTCTTTTGGTTGGAGGAGAAATATCTGAGTCACTTATGCATAAATCGAAATCCTTTATACTATCTTGTCCATTATAAGTAATTCCACGCATTTATATTTTCACTCCTCTTTCCACTAACTTTTGTCTAGAACCATTTACTCTATTTAAATCCCCGGCTATTGTTTCCGCAACCTTACGCCCATTCATTACTACCTGCAAATCTAAGGTACTCATAGCATTTATAAAAGATTGTGTCATTCTATCATAATCAATTGATGTACTTGCCAATGTGTTATCTAGATGATTGTAAAAACTGTCTAGTGGTAATATAGCCTCATGTCCTGCCTCTCCTACACCTTGTAACCCTGCTCTAGTATTTAATATAGTAGGTTTAGTAAATATCCCTCCTAGTGCGTTCCAAGAAACACTAAATGAAGGTAAAGGAATGCTAATACCACCGACCGATGTAGTTTTAGTACTAACACTTACTTTTGGTAATCTAGGTTTTGGTATAGACCAACTAGGTTTAAAGTTTCCTACATTTTTAGATATCCTAGAAAGCATACTACTTACGGCACTCTCCGCTGTACTAGTTTTTGGTGATTTTATCGTTGGACTTAAATTGCCAACCGAATTTATATTTTGTTTTTGTCTATTTACTGCACTTAATAAAGATGTCTCTGCTGTACTGGTATTTGGTTTTTGTATTGTAACCTTTTTATCTGACACACCTTGTAAGTCTTTTTTCATATTACTAGTAGAAGTACTCACTGATGATTGAGCATTTTTGGAGCTAGAAGATGCGCTATCTTGCATTCTTCTAAATGATTGCTCAGCTTGCATAGCCATGTCGATTTCATCCTGTTGCACAGATTGTGATGCCCTACCGAACGAATCAATCCACACCTGTCCTGTGTCTTGTACTAGTGTACCTGTTTTAACAAATCCATTTTGTAAATGTGTTAATGCTCCGCTAAAATCTCCAGTTAGTAATG